AAGTTCCCACTGAGAAATGTAGGACAGACAGAGTTTGAAGACTTCGAGATTGTTCCAGGTCCGGTGATTGATGTGAACCTGATCGCAGACTGGTGCATGGAACAGATGAAATACTACGAGGTCAAGAAGATTGCAATGGATACTTACCGGTACACATTGTTCAAACAGGCATTCGAAGAACGCGGGCTGACGATAGAAGACAAGAAGAACCCACATGGAATAGTACGTCTGATTAGAAAGATAACATCAGTGACTGGAATTATCGCACCATTCATCCAGTCGATGTTCTCACAGGGCATGATTAACTTTGGACCATCTGCAATCATGCGATGGTATACAAATAATACAAGAGTATCTGAAGATAAATTTGGAAACAAGAGCTTTGGTAAAATTGAACCGAAGCTAAGGAAAAATGATGGATTTATGGCTTTTGATGTAGCAATGTTCTGCAAAGATGAGCTGGAAGTCCAGGTCGTATATATTTAACAGGAGAAGAATATGTTTAAATTTTTGTGGCAACGGGATAAGGAGATGCAGTCTCTAGCTGAGATTATTGCGGTGGATATGGAAAAGTTGAATTTATCAAAGTTGGCCATTGAAAAAGCAGTTATGATGATTGCGAAGGCAATTGCTAAATCCGATATCTTGATACAGACAGAAAGTAAAGAGAAAAATAAACAGGAGTATCGGCTGAATATACAGCCTAATGACCATGAGTGCGGAACTGTGTTCTGGACGGAAGTTGTAAGACAACTTCTTACGGTACAGGAAGTGCTGATTATTCCGTTAGGTGGTAAATATTATCTGGCATCAGCTTGGAATGTTAGCAATAATGTGCTGACTGAGCGAACATATAGCAATATAACACTAACATGCGCCGGATACGACTATCCGATTTGGAAAAAAAAGCGATCATCAGAGGTGATACACCTAAAATATGATAATGCAAGAATTCGCCTGTATCTGCAAAACGTAGTTGGACAGTATGATCGGACGCTTGATGCTGTTAATGCGATGATGCGTATGTCCAGTATGCCGAGATTCAAATTAAAACTTGGGACAGCAACGCTATCATTCAGAGAAAAACAGGCAGATGGCACAGACAAAGAGATGACAAAGGATCAATATGTGAAAAAAATCAAGAGCCTATTGGAATCAAATGAGCTTGCTGTGCTTACGGAAACGGACAATGTGGCGATTGAACAGCTGCAGATCAACACAACAACTAAGGCAGAAGAACTGGCAAAAATGGCATTGCAAATCAATAATGAGGTGGCAAACGCCTTTGACATTCCGGAAGCGGTATTTAATGGCAATATTACAGAAAAATCAGATGCCACGAACGAATTCATAACCTATGCCGTTGGTCCGGTGGCGGAGGTGATCAATGATACACTGACGGCTTATATAGTTGGTGAAAATGATTATTGCACAAAGAATGAAAAAGTTATGGTATGGCTGGCACGCTTCAAATACGTAGATGTGGTAGACAGTGCAACCAATCTGGATAAACTTCGCGGAATTGGATTTAATTACGATGAACTCCGTGAAATGGTAGGCTACACAGTGCTGAATACAGAATTCAGCCAGGCAAGAGCTCTGACAAAGAACTATGGAGAGGAGGGAAATGGTAATGCAGCATAGAAAACGCGATCAGTAGGAGGTGATCCAATTATCTCGGAGCTGTCCGTTAAACAGTAAATCCGAAAGAAAGGAAAGAGAACATGGACGCAAAAAAGTATTATTCCTTGGAATCTAAGAATGATGTGGCGGACCTCTACATCTTCGGTGACATCACATCATGGCC